TTGTCTTTTAAAATATCGGGGTTAACAGTTAAAGGTACGATTTCGTGTCCGTATTGGCTGATTGGTTGAAAATGTTTCATCAATCGGTCAATTATTTGTCGTGTAAGTGCTACAGATATTCCTTTGTTCATGTGCGTAATTCCAGCAATATGCATGCCCATAATCTTCGATGTTATAGCGGCATTGGATGCGATTAAAATCGATCCGCAGTCACCAAAGAAGGTTACGGCGTGATATGTGTAAGAACCACGATTATGTACTACAACATTAGCTTCAGGCACCGTGCTTTCAACAAGGTGGTCTTCAGGAGTTGCTGTCGATAGCCAAAAGATTTCTCTGTAATAATTAGTTCCAGTTTTCTTGTCACGTTCAGATGCACCTTGATACCTTGCTAGAATAGCAGGGGAATCAGATACACGGGCCAAATCAGTTTCGTCAATAATGTGTTTATAAGCTTGTGCAAAACCACCTACATTTGTTGGGAGTTGTACTATAGCAATATCTCTGTGAGCATCACGAATGTGATTCTCTTCTGTTAAAATAACAGAGCATGGTATTAATGGAGATATACTATTACTACAATTTTCCAATACAAAGAAGCAGTTTTCTTGTCCATAAGTTTCTACATAATGTTCCATTACTGAAAGGAAGTGTTTCGGTATCATACCTAATCGACCGCCTAACATAAATATTTGTCCAAATCCACGTCGTTTTTCGCCTTCATCTGTCCTTAACACAACAGTGAAACGGAATAAATTTCTGTACACAACATCGCGCGCGATCACTATAGAACCTTTATCTTGTTCTGGTAGAGATCGTTGAGCGTCGATGGGTGAGCAGTTGTTACATCCGTTACAAGCAGTTCGTGTTTGTATTTCCATTTCCTGTTCCTTGGGCTCGATTTTGGCAAAAGCGGGTAAGAGATTTTGCGCGGCTACAATAGTGTTTTTCTTTATTGTAACGCGGTTATCATATACCGGGGCCTGTGCTCCAATTCGAGTAGCCATTTGTCGTTGTCTAGGGCGTGCGTCATATGTGGGTCCGTGTCCTACAATTCGAGTGTTATTCCTACGTTGTGTAACAGCATTGTCATACACTTTTGCGTGTGAGTCGATTAGTCGTTTCAATTCGGGATTCTTAATAATAGATGGTAAAGTAACATTTAGTTGCTTTGTCATCTCATATAGATCCGCAGTCTTAAATCCTTGATAGAAACGAGTCAACAGACACACACAATTGGTGTTGTGCAATTGAGCCACATTCGTAAGTTTATCCAATAATTCCGGGTCATTACAGCAGTCACATGTACTACAATCACAATCTGCAACTTGGTTGATAATATCAGCCATGTCAGCAACAGATAAATCGTGATTGTTGGATACACGTTGGTTACCATAAAGAGAAATAGCATATTTATTAATCATGTCCTTTCCTTTTTCCATACGTTTCACATAGCATAAGCAAGCAGAGTTCCATTTTACGTTCAATTGTGTCATAGCTGCATTTTTACATAGGCGACAATTTTGACAACCCTTCTCAAAGCAAGCGTTAGCCTCACTTACAAGTTGGGCCATCTCGTCATCGTCTGATATATATTTAGGCATAATCTTTCCTTTAACGTAATCTCCTAAAGCAAATGATGCTTTCACACACATATATGTGCTGAACACCGATAAGCCAACGAGAACTGCTTGTTTAACAAATTGCCAATATTTTCCAAAAAAACCTGATAGTGTTTCCATAATTCCGTGAGATGCGTTATTTAAATATTGTTTAATTTGGCGTGTGTGATATAATAGGTATTCCCATGACGGTTGTTCCCATAAATCGCGAGCACGCGGTACAAGTCCTGTATAGTCCAAAATTGTTTCCATTGTTCGTTTAGTTTTCCTTAATAGAGCCATTAATATTGTGTCGTCGTCACCGTGCACGAATTTCCTGAGACAATGATTAGTCACTAGAAATCCTGCAGTATGTCCGGCTACGACACGCGCCATATTTCCAACCTCAGCTTGAGCTTCAATTGGGAATTCGACGATATCTTCTGGTTCGTATACGGGGTTCCTATAAGCATCCAAATAATTCGTAAAGTCCATGTGTTGATTAAATCGGGAAGCCATTTTGTTTGAGCATTCTTCAGTTACTTGGGTGTATGTCATGTCTGTTTGAATAGTGCGTCCGTCGAAAGCCGAAAATTTAGTAAATCTGTAAATATTTAAATTGTTACTAACAGATGTTCCTACTAATTTTCGAGCTTCAGCACGAGCTTTCACCGCATTCAATTTATAGCGTTCGTTTCCATTTGAGTCCGTATAATATTCTCTATACTCTTCAGCAATGTCAACATTGTATGCAAAATCAATACGACGTTGCACAGCTTCTGGTGAGTTCAAAGATTCGGTCTTAATGCGATCTAAATTAGATGTAAGTAACACACATTTAGGGTTCGCAAAAGTATTATTCTTTTCTTCAACAGAGGCCATATGTAACATTACTGGGAAAGCATTACCTAATCTTATAATTTCAAATAATTCGGGGTTTGGTTTCAGTACATTATCTTTAATTTGAAAAGCGTCGTCATAAATAATATATTCTTGATCAGTGTATCCATCCCAATACTCTGTTTCTGGCACACGTCCGTAGATATTCTTCTGAAAGTCAGCTGGAATATCTCCGAATACGCGCATCATAACCATCATAAAGGGGTAAGACATACCTGTTTTTCCCATAC